GTCGTTCCTAGCTGCGTGTACTCATCAGCAAGGTTGATCAGGATCGAGGCAACATAGCCGTTTGCTGTAGATGCAACAGTTGGCGTCGCAATGTTGGCAACCTTTACATACTGCCCATTGACCAGCAGGAGATCGCCTTCAATGACAGCGGCAGCCAGAGCGGCCTTGGTCGTGGTAGCATAGCCGTCTACGACCGTGTCAAGGATAGTTGCGTTCGCCGCAGCAATCGTAACAGTACCGAAGCGGTCACCTGAAACGAACGAGATAGCAGCAGAAGCAACGTTGATCGATGCGTTGGCTGGGAAGATAGCCGTGTTGGCGACTGTAGAGCTGAACTGATTTGCGGTTTCGCATACTGCAACACGCAGGGAGTTACCCATAGTGCCTGGGTAACGAGCAATGAAGTGAACGTCGGAGTCGACGGTGTCTTCCTTAACTTCCCAGTCAGCAGCGCTCTTAACAACGTGGTTAACCAGGTTAGCCGAACCGGTGTTTGCGATAGCAGACAGAACGCCGACCGTGCCAGCGGCGTCGGTGGTGTTTGCTGCACGCGTGACGAGAAGCGAGTTGCCATAGGACAGGAAGTCAGCGGCGACAAACCAGGTCTCTGCGTTATTGTTGGTTGGCTTACCAAAACGAGCAGCAAGAGCACTTTCGTTGCTGATCAGAGTGGCTTCGCCGACGGGGCCCCATCCAAAGACGCCTGCGATTGCGCCCTCAGTGGTAGAGGTACCAGGCACGATCGTAGTGAGGTCTATCTCAGAAATGTTCACACCCGCTGAAACGCTGAATGCCATGTTGTATCTCCTCTAGAGGTCTAAATTGTCCTAGTGTATTTATAAAACTAGAAACTGTGGATGGATGACCCATCCTCCTCTTCATCGTCGATACCATTACTGTAGAAGCCAAATGGAAGCATAGCAGACTCGATATCTTCTTCTGATTTCTCGCGAAGATTGATCATCGTATTGATATCGGTTAACTCTTTGAAATAGTCCTGCCCTGACAGCCAACCAAACAGAACCAGACCCATAACCAGGTCATCGTTCTTGCCAGGTTCAGCCTCGTACGAGACACCTTTCTTGGAGAAAGTGTTTAGCTCGGAGATGGTCTCTTTGTCATGAACGATAAGTTGGTTCTGTTCGATCAGGAGCTTGATCAGAGAACACCCGGCGTTTTTGACGGACTTTGTAGTCCTAATTCCTAGCTCAGTCTTACCGCCAAACCCCGAGGAGATCCTCTTACCTGACCGGCCAGCATTCTCAGTGCCTAGGACTCCACCATATTCAAAGTCATGGTAAAGTGCGTCAACAATCTGACCACCGATATCATTGATCTCTACCAAGATTACGGCTTCGTTATACATCTTGGCTAGGCGATGAATCACTTCAGAATAGTCATACGGAACAATCTGGTTGGATCTGAAAGTCAAAACCTGCTGATACGGCATCTCGGTGATGTCGATGATATGAAATGCAGAATAGTCAAGACCTTTACCGCGCGAAACGTCAGCAATCAGACAATACGCATGCTCAGGCCGTGGCTTCTTGTACTGCGTGACGTTGTCTGCTTCCATCAAAGGAGTTTGAGCAACCAGTTCCTTAAGTTTGGATCCGGAAATAAGTGTACCAGACGAACCGGCAAACTCTACTTCGTATTCCTGGGCAAACTTTACTAAATCATTGCCCATGCCCTGAAGAACATCGGCTTTCCATTGTTGGTCACGGCCAGGGACCTGATCCCACCTGACTTCAACCAGGGAGTACTTGTTTTTCTTGTTCCGGGCGCCGTCGACGATATTCCAGAAGTGGTTCAATCCGTTTGGAGTAGAAACTAGGACAATCTTGGTTTTCTTACCGGATGAGATGGTAGGGAAAACGGATGCAAAGAATTCATCCCAGTTGTCGATGAATGCCGCCTCATCGATAAACAGCATCGAAAGGGCGTAACCACGAATGGCGTCGGATGATGTAGCGGCAGCGATAACACGCGAATCGTTCTCAAGAACGAAGGAACCCTTGTTCCACTCCTTGACTCCTTGTTGAAGCCAGGCCGGAAGGTGTTGATACGCGAGTTGAACCTTGCCCAGAATCTCGATAGCAGTGGCTTCCTTGTTGGCCAGGAGACCGACAGTCTTTTCCTTGTTGAAGAGGATGAACCAGGTGATGAATCCAGCGGTAACCGTAGACTTACCAACCTGACGGGCCGTGGCCAGACACGTAAATCGGCTGTTAACCATGGCGTCAAGCATGTCGACCTGATAGTCATGCAGCTTGAATTTGACCAGACCATCATCAACGTTGATGATCTTCATGTAGGTTTCGATGAAATAATGGGGATCTTCAGCACACCGGAGCCACTCACCCATAAGCTCAGGCGTCCAGTTGACCTTAACACCAGCCCGCTTCAGCAGCGGGTTGCCGTTATACGACTTCATGTTGTCAATCCCGACCGTGTCGAGATTACTCATCGTCATCTTCCTTCTCTTCGTTCTTCTTCCTCATGTCTTCGATTAGGTTTTGAAGGTCACGAGTAGATCCAACGAAGAGGTTGTTGTGAACAACAGTCTGCTCTCCAGCTCCGTCAGCAATAGCAGGAGTATCGATCTCTGCTTTGTCGATTTCCTTCTTCTTTTTGTGGATTTCCAGAAGTACTTTGGACGCTGCCGTCATGGAGTTCATGAGTGCACCTAGCTTCTCATAAGCAGCTGGGCTTTGGGATTGCTGTGCAATCGCAGCCATTTCTTCAAGGGCTGTCGTGCCAATGTTGAGAACGTCTTTGACCATATCCCGAGCACTCTCAAAGTCTTCATCCTTACGGGGATCGACTTTGTAGTTATCAGCAGGGAGCTGCTCTTTGTACTCGATGATCTCTTGCTTATTCGCAATGACTTCATCGATTGATTTCATACCGAGAAATTTCGAAATATCGTCTTCAGGCATTAGAACTCTTCTATGTCTACACCGTCAACTGTAGTGGTGATCGTGGCAGCTAGCGCCGCCGGAACCTTGTTGTCGTCGAAGATGTCAATGATGGCCGTCTCAATGCGCTTGCGGTCGGTCAGCGGACCGAAAATATACCCCTTGACTGTAAAGTTCAGTGTCCAGATAATGGCACGCCGAGTTTTATAATCGCCCTCGTAGGAATCTTCCTTGGACACATTGTCCAAGATGATTGGGATATCAACTTTTGCATCGAGACCTGGAACGAGATTGGCCGTGACGTTCCATTCTGGAGTAAAGTTTGGGAGAATCTGCTCGACGATCTTAGTGCCGTCTTCGGTATTCTTCACAGCTATGTATAACGAAAAGTTTAAGTTATACGGAACTGGGTTGAAAGCAGATACGCCGGAGTCTGGGCCGGATCTTCCGACCTTCATGATCTTAGAGAATTTTCTAGATCCGTCATACGCGAGATTTGTCATTTCAAATGACATGTATGGTAGAGTCGTCGCCACTTTATTGTCAATAGTAGGATCGCCTAGGACCCTAGCCATCAACTTGTCCTTTGCTGCGTAAGTCAGCGGAACCTTGATAGTCTTGGTTACCTCAGAACCATCCTTGGTATTGACATAAATTTCGTTGAAGAGTGTGCCGAAAGCAACGACATACTTCCTGATCATGTCATGATCAAACGTTTGGTTGCCTAGCATTAGTAGTCCTCACCGAATGGGTTAGCCTCTGTGAAATCAAGCAGTGCATCGGCTTCAGCTTGAATCTCAGCGTTATCGAAGAATGGATCAAGCTCATCCTCGACTATGTCTTCGTATTCAGAGTTGATAATGTAGAATCCGCTGTCATCGGTAATAGGAAGACCAGCATCGGTGAGAATAGCAAATGATGTGAGTGCTACGCTATGGCGTGTCTCAATGTCGTCAATATCAGCGATACCAGTCGTGAACTTCTCATTGGAGTATTCAAACATCTCCATCGTGAGGTCCCACGTTTGTAACGCCCCGAGCTGGTAGAACATCGCCTTTTCATCAGAATATTGGAGCTTGAACATTTTATGGTTCAATGGGAACCAAATAAGATCACCTTCATTTGGTCGTAGTATGCCTTCAGGTGTTCCAACGGTACTCATGAAAATGCGTCGAGCGACAGTAAGTGTCATCTGATCGCGGATCTCGATGTTGAACTTGGACATGAAGGAACCATCGCCCCCAAATGAATCTACGTTCTTGACATACATTTCGATTGGGATAGCTGTGTCATACGACACAAGTGGATCCTCGCCGTAAATCTCATCAAATCCACCAGTCTTTTTCGGCAGATAGTAAACGTCTAGCCCGTGCATACGGATAGACTCGATGATCAGATCTTCGAGGAGAAGCTGCTCATTTGCTGACGCGTAATTATTGAAATATTGGTTTGTGGTCACCGCGTGTCCTTAGCCAACCATATCAGATGGTGGAAGCGAATATGTAGTGATCATTTCTTCTTCCATCTTTCGGATCTCATCCTGAGCATCCTGAAGAATCTGCTGACCATTGAACTGAACACCACCAGGCATTTGAACGCCGACGAACTTGGTGAGGTTAAGACCCCATTGCTTCTTGATCAAAGCTGTCGTATAGCGGTAGAGCCAGCGATCCTTCCAGACATCAGCAAACACAGTTGGATCCACGACCTCGTACGCCTCGACCACAAGATACTGGCCAGCCTTAACCTTGTCCCAGTTCATATCGACGTGTAGGCGATTGCGGTGACGCTCGTAGCGGATGAGTTGCTGCCCAACTAGCATCTCCTGCATGAGACCTAGCTTCTCGCGAAGCATGTAGTACGGAATCATAGAAGAGCTAGACAGCGTGTACAGATCGTTTAGAGCAATCTGATAGTTGATGTTGAAAATATCATTAGTGGACGTCATGCCCCAACCACCCAGTTGGAATATACGAACGGCTCCCAAGATATTCTCTGGGAGCGTGATGTATTTGTCGGTAATGTTCTGCGTCGTGATCAGGTGCTTGTAGTAAACAACAGCAGACGCATCAAAGTGGTAGTCTGCGTAATAGCTTAGGGCTTCGTCGATACGATCTTCTACCTGAGTATCAGCCACGTTGATGTCGATGACTGGCTTACCTAGGGCACGCAGGCAATATTCCTTAAAATCGGCTCTAGTTGTTGGCACTGCCATTGACTTCTCCTGGGGTTACCCCCTATTTATTTACTTCTTGGTCCAGACATTATCCCGGTAGTGGCTCTCGTGGGACATTCTCTTACGACGAGTGAGAGATAATAAATCCAAATCCGGCTTCTTCATCTGCCTTGTGACTGTTTTCAGATCCAGATCCGAACGTTTGAAGGGAATAACTTGAACTAGCGGAGTCCCGGCCGGCAGGATCCCATGGAAGTTAGGCTGATTGAATGTGAACGGAAAGTTAACGTATTCGAAATAGCCGTCGCAATCGACTACGCCAGCCAAGCATTGAAACCGTGGATCCGGCCTGTTGAGCGGTGGGATAAACATCGCAGAGTAGCCCTTAGGAAGCTTGATGATCCAGTAGTTCATGAACTTGATCGGCGGTTTAGGCATCAGCGGATTGGGGGCTTTGTCCGTCGTGATTTGGTTCTTGCCGTGATTCTCGATCATGGACTTATAGAAACTCCATTTGTATTCCACACCTGAGCAATCTTCGTTAACCGTGAACTCAACATCAGCGGCAAGTGGGATGATGTAACCCATAGACATAGCGTCTAGGAATGGGTTGCACCTCTTGATAGTGGAAGCTTCTAGACCGTCATGCAACTTCATTGGCAGAGCTTTGAACCAGTCTGGAACTAGTTTCTTTGCCGGATACGGCTTAGGAATAACGTCCCAGTCATCTGCGTCACATAGGAATTCAATCTCTGGCGTCTTCAATGCCGATACGAGGTTCATTAGTTTAGTCCTGTTGCATAAAATTGCGGTTTCACTCCAGCGTCAAGAAGTTTCTTCACGCGTCTCATCTCATTCTCGCCACCGAGAATATGGTCATCAAGGATGTTGAAATCAAGTTCGCGGATGTATGATCTAAGGTCCGGCGGGAGGCTGTCGAATGCCTCCATCACATTTATTTTGTGGATCCGCTCGTCGGCATTAAATTTGAAGCCTTGACCTCCTTGAGATTCATCGCAACCTTACGGGTGACAGTTCCTGTCGTATCTGTAACGTCCCAGATTACGAATGGAAACTTGGTAATCTCCTTGTCATCAAACCAGGTGTTAACTGGCTTTAGGACGGCCTCGAACTGTGAAGAATCACTGTAGAAGAGGTTTGCGTATTCGACGCCGATGGAATCGAGATACGTTTTGATGGCAGCAGTTTCTGCCACGGTGTCATCGAGACCACCGTATAGCGCAACGTTAGTTACCTTCATGAAATTTCTCCTATTTGAATGGGGGCCCGCTGATCCAGACCACTAATGATTTCCGGACGCCCGATTCGAGAGGCGTCACGCGATGAAGCATATAACTTGGGAAAATCGTAATGAGGCCACGCTCGCGCTTAACACTTGTGTCATTAGGTCCGCCTTTGATTTGCAGATCTCCACCCGAGTAATCGGCCGGATCCGAAAGCTGAAGAACCATACTTAGCTTGCGCGGAGTTTTTCCTGCGACCTGCTTGACCGTGTCCATGTGCCACGAGTAGTGATCATCTGGCTCGTCATAAACCGTATATTGAAAGTCTTCGACGAACCCGCCAAGATCGAATCTCCAATACTGAGCATTTGCCAATCTAGCTACATACGCCAGCCGGTCATACACCCAAGTGGTGTCGGGTGTCAAAGCCAACCAGCCAGTTTTCGATTTGCGAATGGCTGCGTATTCTTCGTCCTTAGACATTCCTGAGATGATAGCCTTATCAACCGGCAACATCGAGGTTGCGTATGCGTCTAAAGCGTCAAGTTCTGCGGGTGTAAAGGCATTCTCCCATGTAACGAAATCAACATCAGAAATCTCTGTTGTTGGCATAGGTGCAAAGTTGTATATAGACATAATAAATTCCAGTTAATGGCGGACCCAAGAAACGGTCAATGACGATGAGTTTGTGGAAGTATCACCAGATCCTAGAGCAACAGAATACTGGTTGCGAGGCTTCAGGCTGACAGCTGTATTTATGACCGACGCCGTGGTCGCAGTTCCTCCAGCATTGCCAGCAGAGCCTGATTTCCCTGACCAGTTGGCAGGAGCAGCACCGCCGGCTCCACCAGCACCTGCTCCAGTTCCAGCAGCACCCGCAGATCCGGCTGTTCCGGCGTTACCAGCGGTTCCAGTTCTTCCAGACCAGTTGGCAGGAGCAGCACCGCCGGGGTTTCCAGCAGTTGCGCCAGTGCCAGCAGAACCAGAAGCTCCGGCGTTTCCAGCATTGCCAGCAGCGCCCGCAGAACCAGGCCACGTGTTAGGAGCAGCCCCGCCTGTACCGCCGGCTCCTGCGGCCGTTCCAGCGTTACCAGAAGCGCCTGTATTTCCAGCGGTTCCAGCTGCGCCTGTCTTGTCTGTCCAGTTAGCAGCACCTAAAGCACCATCGCCACCATTTCCCGCCCCAGTTCCTGCATTACCAGACGCACCGGTGTTTCCAGCGGTCCCAGCCGTACCCGGTGATCCGGCGCCACCGTTCGTTGGAGCATTGGCCGGAGTTGCACCAAACCCAGCATTGCCTGCCGCGCCAGTGTTTCCAGCAGTTCCTGCTGCGCCGGCCGAGCTAGGCCACGTGTTAGGTGCGGCTCCACCAGCATTTCCTGGTGTAGCACCAGTGCCGGCAGATCCTGAGTTGCCAGTTGTTCCAGCATTGCCAGCAACACCAGCAGAACCAGGCCATGATACGGGGGCAGCTCCGCCCGTGCCACCAGGAGTAGCACCAGTTCCAGAGTTACCAGAGGCTCCAGTGTTTCCGGCCGTACCAGAAGCACCTGACGAGCTAGGCCATGTGTTAGGCGCGGCTCCACCAGCATTTCCTGGCGTAGCACCAGTTCCAGCGTTGCCAGATGCACCCACGTTACCTGCGGCCCCAGGGTTACCAGCGCTTCCAGGGTTTCCGGCACCGCCGGCGTCTCCTGGGAATCCTGATTCACCAAATCCTGGATATGCGAGTTCAATTTCGGTAGACAAATCTCCGCCGATACCACCAGCACCGCCGCCATCAGGTCCAGCTGCTGGGGCGTTTGGTCTAAAATCAGCACCAGCTCCGCCGTCTCCACCAGCTCCACCGGCTCCGCCTGTTCCACCCGCTCCAGCGTTACCACCTGTTCCGGCGTTTCCAGATGATCCTGGGTTACCGGCATTTCCTGCAGACCCAGCCGTTCCAGCGGCTCCACCTGGGCCAGCAAGTCCATTTGTTCCTGTGTTTCCTGCGTTACCTGCGGATCCGACATTTCCTGCGTTACCAGCACCACCAGCATTTCCTGCTACACCGCCTGGTCCGCCAGCACCATTAGATCCTGGGTTACCAGCATTGCCGGCCCCGCCGGCAGTTCCTGAGTTTCCAGCAGCGCCAGCATTTCCCGCAGCGCCGCCTGGGCCAGCAAGTCCGTTGTTGCCTGGGTTTCCAGGGTTACCAGATGAACCTGCGTTGCCTGGATTACCAGCCGCACCGGCACCACCGGCAGAGCCAGCGGCTCCACCAGGTCCGTTAGTTCCTGGGTTTCCAGGGTTACCAGAGAAGCCCCTGTTACCTGGGTTACCAGCGGCACCTGCGGAACCCACGTTTCCTGCGGGTCCTCCGACACCAGCGGTTCCTGGGTTTCCTGGATTACCAGATGAGCCTGCGTTGCCTGGGTTACCAGCTGCACCAGCGGCTCCTGCTGCACCACCAGGCCCTGCGGCACCGTTAGTGCCAGCATTTCCTGCGTTGCCGGAGAATCCTTGTGAGCCTGGGTTACCAGCTGATCCACCAGTTCCAGCCACGCCGCCTGGTCCACCAACACCATTAGATCCTGGGTTACCTGGGTTTCCAGATGTTCCTTGCGAGCCTGGGTTACCAGCAGCACCAGCATTTCCTGCTACTCCGCCTGGACCAGCAGTTCCACCGGTTCCGCCACTTCCGGCATTGCCACCTGCGGTTCCTGTGAATACTAGAATAGTGGTTCCGCCTAGGCTGAACAATGTGCTTCCGCCAGGGGCTCCGGCGCTTCCTGCCGCACCCGACGTTCCTGCATTACCAGAAGCACCAGCATTTCCTGCTGTTCCTGCTGCGCCGGCAGATCCAGACCAGCTAGCTGGTGCTGTTCCGCCTGGGCCGCCAGGAGTGGCTCCGGTCCCAGCGTTGCCGGATGAACCCGCATTGCCTGGGTTACCAGCTGCACCTGCAGATCCTGGCCAGTTGGCAGGAGCAGCACCACCAGGATTTCCGGCAGTTGCGCCGGTACCAGCGGAACCAGAAGCTCCGACGTTACCAGCAGTTCCTGCTGCTCCGGCTGAACCGGTCCATGTATTAGGTGCGGCTCCGCCAGCTCCACCGGATCCGCCTGGGTTTCCTGCGTTGCCTGCGGCTCCGCCTGTGCCTGGGTTACCAGCAACCCCAGCCGAATCTGGCCATGATGCAGGAGAAGCACTTCCAGGGTTACCGGATGTAGCTCCGGTTCCAGAGGTGCCAACGTTACCAGCGGTCCCAGCATTTCCAGGTGATCCAGTTTTACCGGTCCAGTTTGCAGGAGCAGCCGAACCTGTTCCACCAGAAGTGGCTCCGATTCCAGCATTACCAGATGCGCCAGTGTTTCCGGCTGTTCCTGCAGCGCCATCTTTACCGGTCCAGTTGGCAGGAGCGTTTCCGCCTGCACCTCCTGGTGTGGCTCCAGTTCCTGCGTTACCAGTAGTTCCTGCGTTACCGGCCGTTCCTGCTGCCCCAGCGGAGCCTGGCCATGTGTTAGGCGCAGCGCCGCCAGGGCCACCAGCTGTTGCACCGGTTCCTGCGTTTCCTGAAGCACCTGTCGATCCAGCATTGCCGGCTACACCCGACGTTCCTGGGTTTCCAGCGGCGCCAGCATTGCCTGCCGCGCCTGGGTTTCCTGGGTTACCAGAAGCACCCGCAGAACCAGGGCTTCCAGGGGTACCAACGTTGGCAGATGAAGGCGTAGCGTTTCCACCTGGGCCGCCAGATCCGCCAGTAGCAGCTCCTGTTTTGAAGCCGCCTTGACCAGCGGCCCCAGGAGTTCCGGCATATGTTAGGGTGGAATCGAAAGCGCCTCCGCCTCCCCCTCCGCCGCCAGGGCCACCTTGTTGGCCTGGGTTTCCTGGGTTTCCAGATGCTCCTGCTGGACCGCCCGCTCCGCCAGTTCCGGCTGATCCGTTCGTTCCTGGGTTTCCTGGGTTGCCAGATGCGCCGACATTTCCTGCATTACCAGCGGCACCTGGGTTTCCGCCTACACCGCCAGGCCCGCCAACGCCATTAGATCCTGGGTTTCCAGGATTACCTGCGTTACCAACACCTCCAGCATTGCCTGCAGCGCCGGCCGTTCCCGCTGTTCCACCTGGCCCAGCGAGACCATTATTGCCTGGGTTTCCTGGGTTGCCGGACGCCCCGACGTTTCCAGCATTACCAGCCGCACCGGCATTTCCACCGGCGCCGCCTGGACCGGCTAGGCCGTCAGATCCTGGGTTTCCTGGGTTTCCTGGGTTACCAGAACCGCCAACGTTACCAGCAGATCCGGCCGTTCCGCCAGCCCCGCCTGGTCCAGCCGCTCCGTTCGTTCCTGGGTTTCCTGGGTTTCCACCCGTTCCACGATTACCAGAGCCACCAGCGGTTCCTGCGTTTCCTGCGGCTCCACCAGGTCCTGCGTTGCCGGCGGTTCCTGGGTTTCCTGGGTTACCAGAGCCACCAGCGGTTCCTGCGTTTCCTGCGGCTCCACCCGTTCCGGCGGCTCCACCTGGCCCAGCTGCTCCGTTCGTTCCTGTGTTGCCGGGGTTTCCAGATGTTCCAGCGTTGCCTGGATTTCCTGCAGCGCCGGCTGTTCCAGCAATACCAGCTGGACCGCCGAGGCCATTGTTGCCTGGGTTTCCTGGGTTGCCGGCTGAACCAGCGTTGCCTGGATTTCCTGCTGCGCCAGACGTGCCTGGGTATCCAGATCCAGCTCGGCCTGCTACGTTAGCCCTAATGACTCCGTATTTGGCTGTGAATGTACCGGAGGCATTGAAGGCTGCGCTTCCTGCCTCTACGATACTTTTCTTTTGGATATTCCGGTGGGATGCACCTATTGGCATGACGATCCTACCTTAAGAAACATTGGCGAATGAGTGTGCA